GCCATATACGCTTCAACAATCCCCTTTTTCAGCTCTTTTAGCATGCTGATCGTCACCCGGTGGTCGTCCACATTGCCAATCGTGATCGTCCAGGGGTCGTGGATCATAAAAAAGGCAGAATCTTGCATTTGCACCTTTGAACCTGCGGTGGCAATGTAGGTGGCTGCGCTCGCGCACAACCCGTCAATCTGGCAGGTCACCTTACCTGGATACGACATCAACATCGACCGGATTGTGCTGGCCGCCATCATGTCACCCCCAGAGGAATGGATCCGGAATAAAACAGATTTTCCTGCTGCCTGATCCAAAGCCTCTTTCATCGCGTCCTGGGTGACATACCCCAGAGGTGGGTGGACTGGGTCATAAAACCAATAGCTGTCCATAATGTCGCCATAGCAGTAGATTTCTACATCTCCAGTCTCTATGGCATCAAATGCCAGGGTTCGCTTGCGCTGATCTGGAATTTCTTTCTGTGCCTGCATATTCAATTTCATAGCGTCTCCTTGCCGGGCATGATTAACCCCTTTTCTGTGATCACTGCCATATTTCCAGGGAAGTAGTGTTGATCTCCACCTGGGTATGGTTCCAGATCGTTAATTGCCCGGGCTTCATTGGGCGAATAGATACCATCCAAAATCTGAGTGTGCAGAAATTCAGCCTGCGTTTTGGTATCTAGCTGCATCAGCGCCTTACGCTCAAAGCGGAAGAATCCTTCATCTTGCTCCTCAGTTGCCAGCCATTTCAGCCTGGCACTCTGTTCAAATTGCACCAGGTAGGGGTTCAAGGTGGTCCCCAGGTAATCCAGCTGCTGCTGCTCGTTCGACTGATAAGACTGTTTGCCCAGATTCAGCTTGTACTGTGGCAAGCCAAAGTAGTTCGCAATCTCAACCTCAGTCGCCTGGATGCTCTCTAAGAATTGCACATCCGATGCGTTCATCGTGATCTGTTTGAAATCGACGATGGCATTGTCCTGCACCATCACACCATCTGTGGCTGATTTTAGATAACTTTCCTTGACCTTCTGCCTGGCTTCTTCTCCGATTGCGCCATTCACCTTCAAAATGGCAGTAGGTAGCAGTCCGTTACCCATTAGGGTATTGCGAGAAGTGTTGGCTCCGATCTGTCGGTTTATCGTGTCAGATGCATATCCAAGCACTGACCTGCCAAACATTCCCCGCTTATCCGGGTTGATCATCAGTTGCAGGATTTCGGGATCCGGGATGTCTTTGACTTCCCCGTTGTCAAACAATACCTGGAAATAGCGGTTGCCCTTTCTATCAAACACTGGTCGCACCTTGCTTGCCTCCAGGTGATAAATCTCTGGGTAGGCGCTTACCGGTCTCCAAGCATAGGCATTGCCCATGCTCAACAAGTCTAAAATAAGCCGTTTTTTGAACACGAAAGGCGTTTGCCATCTATTAGGCTCAATTTCAATCAAATAAGCCACATTTCGGCTGTCTCCGTCGGGCTTGACCCTTCTGGATCCTCTTTCCAGCCTTTCAAATTGTTGGAAGGGTAACGCGGCAATATCATCACTCAAAATATTCATGCAGCGATAGACGGTAGACAGTTTCTTTGCAGTTTCCGCGCTAATGGTTCCAATCGTCGCCATTGGTGGCCAATAGAGTACAAAGTTGTTGTCACCCGGCTGCATCTCAGTTGGAATCTGGGTTATCACTGCTTTATTGATCACTTGTTTCTTGCTCACATACCCCATCCTTCCGAGAGGATCCGTTCCTCAAGGTTGTTGGCCTGGTCGTAAAACCGCGCTCTGCACATTGCCAACACCAACGCCATAACTGGGTCGATTCGTTTGGTCCGGATCACGCTCTTTCCTTTGGTCTCTTTGACCAGTTTTTTCAGGCCTGATCCGTTAGTTGCGATCGAGGCGTTTCCGAAGGTCCATCGCAAGAGCGGATTGTGCTCATGGGTCAGTTGCCCGGATCGCATCAGGGTTTCAACCGTGTTCATCGGGTCGGTCAGGACCGCAAAAGTGCCTTGCTGAGTTACTACATTGACCCCTTCCTTTATTTCAGCCTGGGTCAGCATGACTGCAAACGCCGGGTCGGACACCAGCTCAACCACTTCGTACATTTCTTTGTATTCGAGCACCTTGCCCAGGATTACCCAATGGTCGATCGTATCTCCCTCTGTAACGTGCACATGTCCGCTCATCTCCCACTTGTCATATGGGACATGATCTGTCCGGACCCGCTCGAGCAGAGTGTTGCGCGGAATAAAGGCGTCACTCTTAAAATGCCATTTTTCCAGTCCAGGTTGAGGCGGGAATAGCCTTACGATAGCGGAAAGGTCGGTGGTTGTAGAAGCGTCCTGACCAATGAAACATTTCATTCCAAGCAGTTTCTCATCAGGGATGATTTCTTCGGTCGCATCGTAGACTTCCAGGTTGATCCAGCTTGTCAACTTCGTGGTAACCCACTGGTTCAGGTCCAACCAACGGAAGTTCAGCTCGACCTCGGGGCTGTTCTTTGCCCGGTTCGCCGCATCCCGCATCGACTCAATGTCCTTGGCCACACCCAGGGACGGGTTGGCTTCATACCAATTTTCCTCGTTGTAGATATCCTCTCCCTCGTAGGAGTAGATCGCCACATACCAGGATGGGTCTGAGATCTCGCCGGATGCCACTTTCATGGCGTAATCATGCAGCTCCCAACCAATGCTGACCCGATCAGGATCTTTCCCGGCTGTTGTAAAATTCCACCAAATCGGTTGGGCTCGAGAAGCGCCGGATCCGTGGGTCATAACATCCCACAACTCGCGATTGGGTTGCGCATGGATCTCGTCAAACAACACTGCACTGGGTTTGTACCCGTGTTTCGTGTATGCCTCGGAGCTCATCACCTTGTACCTGGTCCCGGTTACTTTATCGGTTATTTTCTTGTAAGATGGCAAGATCTTAGAGCGCTTTAGCAATGCCGGCACCAGCTCAAGCATCTTACTGGCCACATCGTAGATGATCGACGCCTGCTCTCGGTCCGCTGCGCATCCATAGACTTCGCCGTTGATCTCAGCATCGGCATACAGGTGATAAAGAGCCACTCCAGCACCAATCTCGGATTTTCCATTTTTCTTCGGAACCTCAACCCAGATGTATCGGTACTGCCGGGTACCATCTTCTTTGACGGTTCCATACACATCCCGTAGGATCTTCTCCTCCCAGGGCAGCAGTTTGAAGGGCTGCCCATAGAACTTCCCGTCTGTGTGTTTCAGCATCGAAAAGAAAGCGCAAGCGCGGTCGGCTTTAGCCTGATCAAACGGCATGCCCACCCCCCTTGTTGACGATCGCTTCAAATTGAGCGGTAGGATCGCCTAACAGTTTTTCCATCTCGTCCAGCGGATCCTCTTCTTCAGCTCGTTCTGGAACCACTCCAGCTCTCGACCGTGGTGTCAGGTACATCTGTTGCTGATATCCAAGAAGGCTTGACCGCTTGCGATCCAGTCTGGCATCAATATCCAGGACGGTCTTATATGCCGCCTGCACCTTGTTTACAATTTGAACCAGCTGCTTTGCCAGCACATCCCAGGTGTCACCTTCACTATCTTTGTAATCAACCATGTGGCGCCTGTGCATCAGCACATCCTCCCGTCGGTCTTTCCAATCTGACAGTGCAGCTGACCGCATGACCAGTAGATCTTGTTCTTCTTCCAGGGTTAAGCAGTATGCAATCAGCAGATCACGGTCCTGGCTGTCCACACGCTCTGCTTTCAGGCTGTCAAACTCGCGCATCAACCGTCTCCAGCTTTCTCGCGCAAACGTGTGACCTTTCAGTTCTTTGGGCGCAGATGTAGGTAGATTTCTGCCCGTTTTATTCGCGTTTTCTGCTGAAATTCTCTGATTTTTTTCGTCCAGAGTTTCATGTCTGACCACTAAATCAGCTGGTTTTTTAGCAGGCATCGGGTTTCTCCACATTGGGATTTTTTTTCGTGCGAATGACCACCCGCGCTCGACACCCTCCGACTGAAAACTTTTTCATCCCCCCCTCCCCATCTCTTCGACTGTCTTCTTCGAGTGACAGCTCGCGCACAACGCCTGGAAAGGGCCTTCCCAGAACATTTTTGGATCGCCTTTGTGCGGCGTAACATGGTCCACATGTTCTGCTGGTGTCATAATGCCTATGCGCTCACACGAAACACACCAAGGGTGCTCCGCCAGGAATGCTGCCCGGAATTTCTGCCACCTTCGGTCGAACAACCTCTGCCGGCTCCGGTCTCTCCTCCATCCACCTGGAGATGAAGCCGCATGCACCGGGCACCGTCCACTCGTAACAAGGTTGGGACAACCAGGATACGAACAGGGTTGCAGTGGTTTGTACATCTCAACAACCCTTCAGCTGTTTCAGCTCTGCCTCCAACACTGTGATCCGGTTGGCTAAGCTTGCTATGGTTACGGTTTGTTCTGCGATCTTCCGATCACGCTCCGCTACATCCGACTGGAGCTTTTCGATTTCGTGTTGTTGTGTGCTTTTCAAATTTTCAAGCTCCTGGATCTTTTTGTCACGGCTTCTGACTTCTGCTCGCAACACATCGACCTCGCATGTCAGCTCCGAGATCTTTGTGCTTTGCTTTTCAATTTTCTCGTCTTGCTTGTCTGCCTTACTGTCCAGCTGCTCAAGTCGGTCTTTGTACTCCTGGTAAAGCAAAGAGCTTGCCTCGTTTGCCACCTTTTGAGCGACAGAGTGCACATGCTTTCGGGCCGCCAGAGCGCGGACAATCTCAACGATTACGCCACCGGTCAACAACCCGGCTATGACAGCACCCCAGTCCATTGGTTACCTGGATGCTTTAATCTCTTTGACCTTACTGGTTTGGGGTGAAACGATGTAAGTACCGGCATTAAAGATCAAGGCCTGGATAAATGCGTAAACGGCTTGGACCAATGTTATCGGGCCTGCTGTGGATGGGATCAGTCCGTTGTTGACCAGTAGGAAGATCGTTACTGTAACGACCAGCATTGCGCCGATCATGATCCCGCTCTTCACTTCCGATCTCAATCCTGCATACCAGGTCGAGAGCGCTGGGAAATAAGAGGCCAGCAAACTGGCGATCACAGCGATGATATTAATAATCATCTCAGGGGTAAATTCAATTGGTTGCATCAACTCCATCCTTCTCCTGGTCACCCCAGGCGCTTAAAAACTAAAAACCAACCACGGCATCTCTCTCAAGATGATGGTTGGTTGGAGCCAACAAACGCCAGATATACGGTTTTCTACCTAATATAATACCAGATATGGGGGTCTATTGCAAGTAATTCATTCGGAATTATCGACTTAAAGCACACCGTCCCCGGGGGGAGGGGACGGAGGCTGACTGAGCGCGTGGGGCGTTTTAGTCATTATCTTTGCGATACGGTTTGTAGTGAATCTCCACTTATTACTCTTTCTGCTCCTCGTCTGGTATCAAACGGTCATAACTGTCACTATCGTCTGCCCACGCTTGTTCCCGCAATCCTTCAACCACGCTAACTAATCCCATAACGATTTTTGTCAGTTCCGCTACCGCTTCTAATGCGGTCATGTCTGAATGAGTGACACTTGGCGCGTTAGGGATAAGATCGTGTTCTGGGTTGTATCTTTTCATCACACGCTCAACGGAATCCAGATTTTTTCTCAGTTTATACTCAACGTTGTTCATCATTACTCCTTTCGTGATTTGTTATGTTCACAGTCTGCTTCCAGCGATTTACTCTTTCTGTTCCTTCTGATTGATCAACTCCGCAAGTGCCTTCGTTCCCATGTCCCAATGGAACTCCTTCCCACAATTCACGCAAACACCCCTCCAAAAGGTGGTCGCGATGCCGTTCACGATAAGGATCTCCCGCCCTCTGAAGTTGCTCAACCTGCCAACCTCACGGCCACACTTCTGGCACTCAATGATCACTGTTTCTTCTTTCATTTATGACTTCTTCCGCCGTAAGTATGCTGGCTCATCTTCGCCTGAAAGCGCCTGTACAAAATTGGTATAACCAGCTACCAATAAAGCCCTTCCCATTGGAACAGGCTCTGCGATCTGTTCCGGGTATTCGTCCCAGCTAAACGGTACATCAAATAGGTTCAGCTTTCCCCTGATTTCAAATGGCTCAATCGGGCGGATCCTGCGCAGACTCCAGGCAAAACAACCATCGACGTGCCAATACTTATCGACCGCTGCCTTAGGCTCCTTGCTGCAGGCGATTAGGTCGGCTACTGCGATAGCCTTGCCGAACTCAAGTTGATCCCGCTCGATTCCGATCCTGAATTTCTTTCTCACGAACTCAATATCCAGGTCAACATCTGTCTCGCTTTTGCCTGCATGGATCAGTAGATCTCCCCGGTGCCCGGTATACCACTTTCGGTTTTCAACAGTCATGTACCCGTTGGCGATCAACCACGCCCAGGGCTGTTTAATGCTTATCGCTTTCATGCATTCACCTCTTCCCTTTTCAATCCTTTCACAAACTCCTCAAGCTGTCTTTTTGCTTCAACAGATGCCTCTGCCTTTACCTTCGTGTCTTCCTGGTCAAAACTTGTCCCACCAAGACACTTCATGTAGTCGTCCCTTGCATCTTCCCAGGCATAGAGCAGCTTGTAAAATTCCGTGAGCTCATCCTCGCTCATTTCCTTGCACTTCACTCCCTGGTACTTATTACCCATAAATGCTTTCCCTCTCTATCATTTCAAATTCCTGTTTTCTGGCTTCACATATGCCATCCCCAATTCCCTGAAAACATCATCCTCTTCAGGTGTATCCAGAGCTTCTTCACCGTCCCACAATCTTCCATCCTTGAAGTACAGATGATCCGGGCAGTAGCCGCCCCACACTTTCTGTTTCACCATTTTTTTGGTAAAATCCGCGGAGCCGGTTCTGATCATGAAGATGCAACCCCATTTCTCGGGTGTAGTCATGAAAAGGTCGACCTTCATGCCAAAAATCGTAAACTGGGCGTACCACTCACCGCGTTTGGTAAACAGCCATTCTTCAGGACCTCTTAGAAAACTCAGCTTATCAATCTCAAAAATCCTGTCAATGATTATCTTGGTGTCCCATTTACGGACTCCGAACAGATCCCGGGTGGATTTGGGAATTGCTACGAGCTCGATATCCCCTACTTCCAGACATTGCCGTCTGATGGATCCCGCAATCTCAATCCGCTCACATACCGGCTCCAGCAGATCCAGCAATCTGTGAGCTTGATGCCGAGCAGCATCCAAAGGCACTTTCTTAGCTCCGCTCATCGGTCGCTCTGCTTTCCTTGTCATTCAGCTGGTCCAACTTGTCGGCTATCGCTCGTAGTTCGAGGGCGGTAAGATAAAAAACGCTCGTGCCCTTATATCGCCACCCCAGATCGGTCAGTCTCAACCTCCCTTGTTCTCTGCCGCTTTTTCGAGAGACGAAATAAATATCCCCCGTAACAAATTCAAATTTGATGTCCATCGAGTCACTCATCTTTGTCCTTTCCAACAACGTCTTCCTGGTTCACCCGCCAAAGCAACACTCCAACCTGGACGGTGAAACCCAGAACAATCCAGATCACCGCAATTGCCAGCACGGAACAAACCAAACGACCGGCAAGCTGTGCCAGGGTCACCATAGCTGCATCTGCTTCTCTCGCTGGTCCCGTGCCAGTGCGCTTCCGGGGTTTGCGTTGGCAATGAGTGCCAGCTGCAACTTGTCCAGGATGATCTTTGCAAACTTTTTCCGGTTGATCCGGTTGCCGTAGATAAACGGTCCATCCAAACCAAGCGCTAGGGCAATTTGGAACTCGTTCAACTTGCCTTCCCGCTCGATCCGCATGATATTTGGTGCCATTTTTGCCGCGAACGCCTGCAACCCTTTTACGATCCCGATCTCAGCCGCACTGTCCACTAAAACACGAATAATCACATCTTCTTTACGCGCCATTTTTTACCTCGCTCTGGTTCTTATACAGTTTCCGATATTTTTCGAGCGCCTTTTCTTGCTTTTCGGCTGCCGTTTCCGGCCGGATCCTGTTTTTCAAGCGGAATACAAACACCCCCGGACCAACCGAATCCCCAAGATCGAGAATATCATCAGCCAACTCTTTGACTTGTTCCAGCGTCCAGTCTCCCGATCGCACAGCTTCAGCCACCTGGCCATAAACTTGCGGGAATACTCCCAGCCGTTCCAGCTTGCTTTCCAGCGGGTGGTCAATCACATCATGCCAACCGTTGTTTCTGTACAGATTTTTGGACACTTGTCCAGATTTCTGGACAACTTCATCACGCGGATTAACAAGATAATCAGGAGGTAGGTTAAAATCTTGATTAAGATACTCTATATCTTTAACCTCCTCCTTAATAGAGCTGTCCAGATTTCTGGACAAGTTATCCACAGGTTTATCCACAGTTTCTTCCGCCTCTTGAGCACCTCCATGCAAATAGATGGTGATCCGAGAATAGTGAGTACTGCTGGACAGCAGCCAGCCGCTACTTCTCAAAATTCCCAGGTGCCCGTATAGTGCGGATCTTGATAGTCCCGTCACCTCCATAAGTTGCTTGATCGTAAAATCTTGGGATTCTTCTTCCATGCCCCATAAAAGCCCACGCAGCTGCACATATGTCCTGAAGACGCCTGCCGGCAGGGTCGAATCATAGACAATGTCTGCAGGGACCATAACAAACTTGGGTGGGAGCAATGGCCTGGCCATAACTAAATTCTGAACAGATCTAATTGAATTGCTTCACCAAACTGCACCTCAGCGCTTTTATCCATCTCGCGAAGTGTGGCAGCCAGGCTGACGATTCTCGATTTGTATTCGCGAACCCTGAAATCCTCATATTCAGCTTTTGACTTTGCCAGATAATACCCTCCGTCATTACCTTTGCGATGACAAATCAGGCAACCCCGCCTGCGCAGGCTCTCAATGGCACCCCGCATCGTCCGGTCACCTTTCCTGCCGATCAACTTACGCCAGCATAGACTTGCCGCCAGATCTTCCCGGTTCAATGGTCGTTCATACCTGCGGTTCTCAAGTTGCTCTAAAATGTTGTATTCAAGCTCGGTCAAGTTTTGTATATCCATGAATTCCTCTGCTATAATTAGAGAGTTCCATGAGGAACTCTGAACTAATCCTGGCCAACGGCTCCTGACCGTTGGCCAGGTCTGTTATTACCATCAGGCAGGCGCACAAGCACAATACTTCTTGCTATGCCTGGCGTCTGCCTGATCAACCCCTTACTTTCCAAATCATGTAGAAGGCCATGAATGTGGGATGTACTTGTTCTGCCCATTATCGCCACCAGCTCACGAACGGAAGGAGAGTAACCGTTCCACTGAATGAAGGTCTCAATGCACCTTAAAAGTTGATAATGGATGTCTCTCAAAGCAAAGGGTCTTTCCAAGTTTTTCATCAAATTTCTCTCATTGCTTGGGATAATGTGTATTATCCCAACCACTCTTTTTCAACTATCGGCTCTCAGCTGACAGTCCCAACATTTCGCTCACTGTCATCCAGGTTTTATCCGGATTTGGCATGAGCTTTTGCAAATACAATCTGGTAGTTTCTACGTTGCTCTGCTTTAAAAACCTCCTTATCGTGTCCTCATCATCTCCTGCCTGGGCTCTTAGGTAGGCAGCTGTATGCCGCAGACTATGCACTTTCAAGCCTCTGGTGCGCAGCCCTGCTTTTCTGGCGTAATACTTCAGGCTGTCTCTGACTGTCTGGTCCGAGATCGGCAGGTCAATTGATTCCCCCATATTCGTGTAACGGTGAAATACGTACCCAGTGTATTTCTGCTCTGCATCGGCAAACGCCATGATCGCTTCGTACACTGGTGGATACACTTCTTTGGTCTGGTTTGGCTTGCCTTTGCCCTGGTACCTCATAATTACTATCCCACCTGGCAGCACTTCAAGATCCTCGTACCGGAGCTGCCGGAGCTCAGAATTGCGCAGTCCAGTCAGTAGGTATCCTGTAAATAGTGCCTTGTTTCGCATCCCGGGCAGGTTACTGGTGTCGATCGCCCGCAGGAATGCCCCTGCCTGCTCCTCGTCCCAGCACATCGCTTTTCCATATCGTTCCACCCTCGGCAGCTTGAAAGACGCTGCCGGGTTGTCTTCTCTCAGCCGGTACTCTTCGCCGTCCATGTCCAGGGTCACATACTCTCTGATCACAAAGTTGTAGAAGCTCTTGATCCCGCTGATACGGCTCGCAATCGTTGCATCCGACCTGCCCGCCTGGTGTAGATCTGCTAGGAAAGCAGCGATATCCTTCCGGCTGATCTCCCAGGCTGCTTTCCCACAAAATGCCAGCAACCCAGTCAGGCTCGATCGGTATGACTGCGCTGTGTTCCGGCTGTTCTGCCGGCTCAACCACAGCTGCTCCGCTTCTCTCCAGGCGATCTGCTTTGCTTCGTCAGTTGACATAGGAAACCCTCGAAATACTGATACAATCGGTTATATGAACTGGCTCGATGTTCTTACTCTCGTTATTGCCGGTCTGACCTTCCTGGTCGCTCTTTACACGCTGTTTATCACCCTCAAAGATCGAAAAGAACATTGTCAGATTAGGTTCTATAAAGGTTTCGGAAATTTCAATGTAGCTGATGGTGGGGGGTTCTGGGTGGAAACAGAGGTTCCTGGTTATGAGATCGCTGTGATTAACCCTGGAAAACAACCTCTCTATATTGAATCCGTCTATCTGTGTGCAGAAGAATGGGAAGACAATATCCAGGTCCGTTTTCATTCCAAGATGACATTCATTGGGCACGGTTGGAGTGGCGGTGAGAGTTTCCTCATCGACCCTCGCAGGAAAGTCAAAAGCTCTGTCAGCATGATCGACCTTCTCGAAAAGACCGAGCAGCAGCATATCGCCTTGTCTGACCTTCACATCTGGGTTGAAGTTGCCCTCGAACCAGGAAGAACTTTTCATACTAAAAAACTCGCAGTATCAAAAGCACTATTAGAGCAAGCGCAAGCAGACAGAGCTCGACTAACAACCAAGTGAGCATGTCTTCCCACCAGATCCGCTTGGTCTTGTACAGGTAATAAGGCAGTCCTACCAGGACGCCGAAGGTAAGAAGGATGGCTGCAATAATTCCAAGCGTCTGAGCCATTATTTTCCTGTTCCCTTTAACCTGGGTGCGATCTCTTCCTGCCAAAATGCGGTCAGAAGCATTGGAATTACGAAAACGAGAAATGGGGATAAAAGTACTAATGCATCACGTAACATGGCAATCCTTTCGTACTACTTAATGGCTTCTTTTTCTGGTTCGTAAAATCGGGTCCAATCAAAGTCGAGTGCAGCTCCTAGCTTTTGGGCAAGCTTGACAGAGGGATTCGTTTCCCCCCTCTCCAATTTGGAAAGAGTTGCCCTATTGATTCCGACTTTTTCGGCTACATCATCTTGAGTCAAGCCGATTTCTTTTCGTTTCTCGCGTAACCAATCATCCATTTTTTACTCCATGTGCACTTTCTGCACATATGATAGTGCAAATAATGCACGTTGTCAAGGGATATTGGAAAGAAAAGTGGAGATTATTCACATTTACTGGTGTAAATCTTGCAAGTGCATTAAAGGCACATTATTATTCAGGAGGTGTTGCATGAATAATCTTCGAACAGCGCGAAAGTTGAAAAGATTGACCCAGAAGGATGTTGCGGAATTGGTAGGAATCGACCGTACAACATACAACCGCTATGAAAACGGTATGACTCAACCTGACAACGACAAATTACTTAAGTTAGCTACCGTATTAGAAGTCAGTGTAGATTACCTATTAGGTAATAAACCCCAAATCGAGCACGGGGAGACGCGTCTGATCCCTTTACTTGGAGCCGTTCCTGCCGGCGTACCCATCGAAGCCATTGAAGATGTCGAAGAGTACATAGATATCTACCCCCGCTTTGTCAAACACGGCGAGCTGTTCGCCCTTCGTGTCCAGGGTGATAGCATGGAGCCCGATCTTCGTAATGGAGATATTGTTATCGTCGAAAAACAAGAATTCGTAGAGAATGGTGATGTCGCCGTTGTTCGTGTCAATGGTGAAGATGTCACCCTCAAACGAGTGAAATTGACCAACAAGGGGCTCATGCTTATTCCCAGCAACCCCGCCTATGATCCGGTCTTCTTCGATTCCGACCAGGTCGCCACCCTTCCAGTCACCATCATTGGGAAGGTCATTGAAATTCGTAGGAGATTATAGTGACAGAGAAAACTGTACGATTAACAGGCACCACCCTTGAAGACGATGCTGGATGTCCAAGACAGGATAATATCGCTCATCTAAAGATCGGAGATGAACTAAAAGGTTCAGTTGAGTCTAAATATGACGATGATTTTAACGAAACTAAGTGGGTGGTTATTAAAGATGAAGATGATGCAGAGATCGGCGATATAAGGGGACTCGATTCAGATCTGATCATTGAAGCCGCGAAACACGGTCATATTATCAAGTTTTCAGTTGCAAAACTCAAAGAAACAAACTTAGGGAAAATAAATGTGCATGTTCTGGTAAGAACATACACAAAAAAAGAAGCAAAAAAACTTGCCGCTTTAGGATTAAACCAATAGCACTTTGACATAATAAATCATCATACTGGTGCGCTCTCCAGGCATCACGGATAAGAGCATCTAAAGACCTCACGTCTCACGGAAAGTGAGAGCTTTGCTATCCGAACCCCGCAACAACGGTCATAGGGTTCACATCCGTGAGGTTCGGAGGTTCGAGTCCTCTAGCGCCCACAATTTTCACCGGTCTACC